CCGCCTTTGAAGCAAACATCGCAGTTCATGGTCCTCCGGGACTATGACCTGTGGTGGGCCGCTTCAGAGACGGCAATTCGGGCCGGTGGCTCCATCAGGACGAAAGTCCTGAGGATCCACCGGTTGTACCGTCTCCGTGCCGACTTCCGAAAGGAAGTCTGCGCGGCCCTTAATATCCCCTCCATTCCTCCTGCCCCGTCCGGCGTACTGCGCCGGACGTGGGAAGCCATCTTGGGTGTCGTCGCTACCCGCGGCGTCCGCGGCGTCCAGTGGGGGGGGCCCCGGGAGAACCAGCTCAGGCTGGGTCTCTCGAAGCTCGCCCATTGGATGTTGCGGGTCGCCTCCTTTTCCGGGGTTGGCCATTTGGTCAACCTCGTTAAAGGGGTAGCGGCCGAGGCCCGAGCGGCGGCCGTGGAAGGCCGCCCGCTTGGGCCCCTGGCTCGGTTCTTCTCAGGTTGCCTCGTGTGCCACAGTGTGGCGGCCCTCGAGCAGTTGTCCTACCTAGGTAGGGCTCTGCCTGAGGGTGACGCCACTGTGGCCCGCCGGAATCTCTTCCGGCATCGAGACACTTTGAGAAGTCCCGTCGACACCCCTGCCGAGTTGCTTCGGTGGGCCCGCCGATACACCGAGAGGTTCTTCCGCCGGAACGCTGTTCCGGTCCGGGAGAGCCTCCCGTCATCTCCGTCCGCGACTGTTGGTCGCGGCCGTCGGATGGGCGGTGCCCGAGAGGAGGTCCGATTATCCTGGCAAGCGTGGATCGACGAATGTCGAACCCGCCCGCTGGGGATATCGGACTACCTCGACCAGGAGCTCCCTGACGGGAAGCTCCTGGAGCTGTGCAACGCGGCTGCCCCATCGGTTGCTCGGGCGGCGGCTATCCTCACGGGTAGTCGCCCCCTCGAGCATCGCGTCTGTTGCGTGCCCGAGAGAGGGTGGAAACAACGTATCGTTTCCGCCCCTCCGGCGTACGCTTCGGTCGCCGGCACGATCCTCAACCATGCCCTCCTGGGCGCGCTCCGAAAGGAGCCGCGCACAAAGTGGTTCTTGGTTGGGGACCGACGCCGTGCGATCGAGGAGGCGATGAAGGCCTGGTCACCCGGGTCCCTCATCGTCTCGACAGACCTGACCTCCGCCAGCGACTGCTTGCCTCTCGACTTAGTCGAGGCAGTCGTTGACGGGATCATCGATGGGTGGGATGGCCTCCCTAGCGAATGGGCTCAGGCGCTGCGTGCCCTTACGGGCCCGCAGCTCCTGACCTACCCGTGGGGCGAAACGATCAACTCGGAACGGGGTGTTCTAATGGGTCTCGGTCCTACATGGCCGATACTCTCACTAGTCCACCTCGTCTGGGTTGATTATTCCGCCGAACGGGTTCGGGCCCGCCACGAGGCTTACCGGGGTTCCTCCTTTGGGGGGGACGACCTGGTCGCCGCGTGGCCCCCTCGACTGTACTCCGCTTACGCGGAGACGGTCGCGTCGTGTGGGTGCACCTTCTCGAAAGGGAAGATGTACGTCCACCCGACAGGGGGGAACTTCACCGAGATCACCTTTTGGGTGGCCCCGGGAAGCTCAGGGCCCGCCATTCGTTGGGCAGGGGGCATCCCGCTCAAAGGACTCATAGGTACCGAACCCTCTAAAGAGGGCGAGGCCTACGAGTCCGTGACCTGTGTGGCTGGGAGAGAGCACCGAGCCCGTAGAGTTCTACGGGCCCTGCGCCCTGAGGCCTGGGCGCGCTGCCGGAAATCCGGCAACGTCCCCTGCCTCCCTCGCCTCCTCGGAGGCGCGGGTCTCCCGCCACTACACGGATCGACCGCCAGGGTGCACGCACCCTTTTGGTTGAGGCTGGCCGTTGGCCGTTACCTTTATGGTAACGGCTCCACGGTTCGCCCGATCGGGCCTCCCTCTTGGGAGACCTCGGCCGATCCGGTATCCTTAGCCGCGAGGCGTAAGGCAGAGTCAGCGCTAGAGCTGGCCATGGCACGCGGTTATTTGGTTCCGACCAAATCGACCGAGTACTGTGCCCAGCACATTGGAGAGACCTTAACCAGGCAGACCGCGGTGTTTACCGAGGCCTTCTTGTTTAGGACCTCTCCGTTGGAACCTAGCGCGAGCGGGATGGTTTGTCCTTCCAGGCACGCGCGCGCGTTGCGCGCGTGGGCCCGGAGGACACTCAAGGGAGGGGTCCCGGATCGCATGGCGATCCGGGAGTCGGGACTTTCCAGGTCCCGACTTGTGTTAAGAGCCCGACACGTGAAGCGTGTGTGGCACCTAGTCTCTCCTCAAAGGAGAGCCTACATGCAACTCATGCAGCAAATGTCGGGGGGCGCCAAC